CGGCTTGCATTTCGTCTAGTATGCGTTCGTATGCACAATCCATGTTCCGTCTTGATAACTCGTAGTCTTGCTTGTTACCCTTGTCATCTAGGTAGTAGGCAGATTCGATAATCGGGAATACCCCCGTGTCATCGTTGTCGGTGTCATACCGTACATAGATACGTTCACCCTCACTCACAAACTCGTAGATGCTGTACTCGTTAGTCATTACACGTCCTCCTCAAATATTGGTGGTTCATCTTCCCAACTCGACTCTTCAAGAATATTATCGACCCAAATGTTGCCCTGTTTTACTTGATCGACTAGCCACTTGCGGGTCTCCTCGTTAGTTGCGTTCTCTAAAAAGGTTTTGGTTGTCTTCGATTGATTGCCTACGCTTGTTAGGTCAATGGTGTATGTTGTAGCCATTATGCTACCTCCTCTTCTAAAGTTATTTCAATCGGCTCGACATTGTTTGTCATCTCATATATAAATACCCCATTATCAAGTGGGAATAAATCACGGGTGCTGAATAACTGTTCACTCGCCTCTTTAAACTCAGACTCGGTGAACCACCAATACACCTTACTGTCTACCCAATGATCAAAAAGGGCATCAAAGTCTTCAAAGTCATCGGGGTGTACTCCCACTTTGCTTGACATTCTATTCGCCGTGCCATCAAGTGATTCGTAAAATATTAGTTCTACCTCTTCCAATCTTACGTTTAATGTCTTAGTCATTACTTGTCTCCCTTTTAACATAGTCGTACATCTGGTCTGCTATCTGAGCTTTTATATCTAGCACCATCTTCAAATGGTCTGGCTCAAATATCTCAGGGTTGGTTGTAGCAATAGCCATGAGTTCTATCAGGTTGAGGTTTTTGAATCCTCCTATGCTATATTTTTTCGTTAAGTTTCTACTTGCCTTATTCCATGCTGATTCCATTATGATTTCCTCCATAAAACAATTGATGTGATATAGCTACTGCAAATCCCGTAGGCGTCCTGTATTGCTACCTCAGCCTCCCGATGGGAGGTCGCCTCCACGTAATCTGCTGACACGTAGGTGTCTTTTGCATTTCGGTAAAACACTACTCGGTATGTCCCTTTCATTTTGACTCTCCAAATGTTAATAAGTAAACTATTACTTTATTATTAAAACATGTAAGTTATAAATGTGTCAAGTATTATTTGGTCTATTCTGTGTAAGTTTACATGTGGAACAAGTCTAGTATAGGTTGACATGTAAGAGTAGGGTTGGTCGGAGGTGATAATATGTAATGTTAGGGGACGATTCTGGGGGTTCTAAGGGTATTGCTACATGTAAGCTATAAGTTTACCTTTGGAACAGATCGGCTGAAACGCTCTGATACCAAGGGATTCCGTTGTTCCAACTCTTGTGTCAACTTTTAGGCTGTTCCAAATGTAAAGTTACACAGAATCTGTGGATAACTTTGTGGATAAGTCTGCGTGTGAATGCGTGAAATCCCTTGTTACTACTACTATTACTATATTATATTATATTATATATATGTGATTAAAAAGTAATCTGTCTTAATGTTCCACCACTGCAAAATAGGGGACAACCTCTCAGTTTACATATATTTAAAGTGACACCGCGAAAGAGGCTCTTGACCTCTTGAGTAATCTCAAAAACCTCATATATACCTTGTGAGGACTGGAACATTGGCACAACGTTGTTTTTAAAGGGTTTTCTCACTTTACTTATGGAACAGAAAGTGGAACATGTAAACTTAAAGTTGGAACATGTAAACTTAGGGCTTGCATAGGTAAACTTAGCTTGACAATAAGTCAACTTTGTGTTTCCGAACGGCACATAATGAAAAAGGCGTTAGACTTTGATACCAGTTCTTCCCCCCTGCTCTAGCTGAAGCTCTCAAATTACGATAGGCACAAAATGAAACTTTAGGCAATAAAAAAGCCCACTCAATGATGGGCTTCGGAAAATCTTGAGTTCTTATCTTAGTGTGCCTTATAGCTAACATTTTTTATTTTAGTATCCCAACACGCCCGGCATGATTCACACGCTCCATTTTGTTTTGGTGCTAAACAATTATTCCCTATAGGGTCGATAGTGTGCACGGTACTTGTCAAAATGTTTTGGTGTCCTTGTAGGCTTTTCGGTATTTTACTTTCTTTGTCTACATGGATGGCAGATAGTCGGATAATAAGATTTTTGGGAAAAGGTTTATTGTATTCTTTCAACCACCCCTTAATTATTTTAGGTTCATGAGTAGGAAGCCAAAATTTTGTATTTGGCATTTTCTCGGCTATCTGTACGATTTTGTTTAACATGTTAACGCTTTGCAGATCTCCGGACGCGAACCACCGGAAATATTTATCATCTCCAATTAATTTAATAATGGCATCTACCCAGTGAATTGAATCAATGCTACGCATCCGCCTATCATACCCGGGGGCATGGTTTTCTCTATAGATAAGATAATGCGATTTTTTAGCATAACACCCATGACATACGCTTTTCGGATCATCCGCCAAAATCCCGCCCGTTTTACAATCCCACGCGGATAGATTAAACGTTTTACATGGCATCTTTTTATTATCCGCTAGCTTATAATCAAGATATTCGGATGCTGATTTTTTAGTAATAAATGTTATTGGTTGTGTATTCATAGTCTTTATATCTCCAGTGTTTACTCGTTTATTATAATCTAACTTTACATATTACGCAAGTTTAAAATTTACGCGATCCCCAAAAACCCTTCGGATATATATAGAAAAGCGATAGACTTTGATACCAGTTCTTCCCCTCAAAAAATAAAAAAATAGCCCAGATCAATAAAGCATCTGAGCTACCCACTTGGAGGTGTTCGTTAAACATATACGCCTATAATAAAACCAATGGCCAATGTAATTATAGTTACCATTGTACCTAATATAAGCGCCGCACCGTTACATTCTTTTCTAACATAAGCGGCAACATTCTCTAAATCATTCTGGCTGTACTGTTTTCTATTCATTATTAAGTCCCCTTATTTAATTGTTATAAATTCAAAATGATTTTTAATAAAATTCTTTTCTTTTTCAGTAGCTACTTTCTCAAAATGAGGGTTCAAGAAATAATCCATTAATGGATTGACAGCTCTTGATTCATCAATCTTTGCTTTATGTTTATTTTTCATAGTTATTGAAGGGGGCTTTCACCCCCAACCCTTAGTTAGATAGTTAGTCGAGAAGTACCATGAATTCTGAGGGATAATACTCACGGAACCATGATAGTCCATCTTGCATCATGGAATACATCTCCAAGGATTCAGCCCCTATGATGGCATCGTACATCGCAACTGCCACGGGTTCTAGTTCTACAGCCTCACCTGTAAATCTATTCGATACTGATTCAGACTTAGTTCCTACATGTAGTCCTGCAAAGCTCTTAGGTATTTCTCTAGTTGCTGTAGTCATTATGTATCTCCAAATGTATCAGTACGATGTAGTACCATAGATCTATTATGCATAACTTTACATATTATACAACCCCCTTGGAATCCCTTGGTGCGCCCGGGATCTGGAGCACCCCTATTTGACCTAAGCTTGACTCCACCCCGTACCCACCCACCAATTTTGGAAACAAGTATAAAATATATCTATATACATACTGATCCGCGTAAATCACCAACCACATATGCCAATACAGGGAGGGGTACCCCCTTACTTTACGTATACCCCCCGGTACCAAAAGTTATCCACAGGCAAAAAAATATTTTGCAAAAAATTCTCAAAAACTGGTAGACTACTTTGCATGCAATATAAAACTTCTCGAAAAGAAGCACTAGCTGCAGGGGACATCAGGTACCTAGGAGGGCCATGTAAATATGGTCATAAGGGTTTAAGGTGTACACACAACTACACTTGCGTAGAATGCAACAGAATACATACACAACAACACCAGCAAAAAATCCCCGAAAGACGACGAGAGTTACGGAAAGCATACCGGAAGAGATACCCAGAAAAAATAAAAGCTAGTCACGCTAGACACAGAGCCTACAAAATAAACCGCATACCTAAATGGATAACGCCTAAAGACATTAAGGCAATGAAAAAACTCTATGCACAAGCTACAAGAAAAACGTTAGCAACCGGAGTTAAGTACCACGTCGATCACATTATTCCTTTGAGAGGTAAGTTAGTATCCGGACTACATGTACCTTCTAACCTGCAAGTTATTTCTGCTAAAGAAAACTTAGTAAAAAACAATACTTATATATGCGAATGATTCCCACTACCTCATGCCAATACAAAACCCACTACAATGTGGGTATGAACTTAATTGAACTTACTTTCTTTCTGGCACTTATTTATACGTATTGCCAATCTATGGTAACTTAGTTATACTCTCACCTTATAGCTGCAATTAATTTATCAAAGGTGTAACAGCGACACATGAGTAAACTAAAAGTACCAAAACTATCTCCGTCTGAAGAATCTGATCTATTTGAGCCTGCCATCGTTATGCCTGCCATTGAGAGCGACGTAGAGCTACCTAACGCGCGTAAAAAAATTATTCCGGACATGACCCCTGAAGAAGAGATATATATACGCAGCCACACGATTAAAACGATTTCTGACATCAATGGGGAAAACATAGAACCCTCCTACGAACATCAAGAACAAGCCAAAGAACTTGCTCGTGAAATGATGACAAACAAAAAGATTAAACCGGAGTTTGGGCAATACCCCAACGAAACAATGGCATTCCTTGCCGGTTTAGTAGGTCAAACCAATTGCATGATTGTAGAAGAATTAGCGGATCTTAAACTATTCGTGGTGAATAACTTTGTGCAGCTGGCAGCCATGGCCAAGAATGATAGAGATAAACTAGCGGCCCTTCGTGCAATAGGAGAGATTGATGGAGTGGATGCATTTAAGAAGAAAACCGAGATTACCCATATTACTAAATCTGGAGACGATTTAGAAAGAGAACTGATGGCAACCATAGAACAACTTAAAGGTAGCATCGTTGAAGGCGAGCATGAGATTATAGATAATGATTAGTCATGATGACTTAGAGGTACTACAGAAATCATTACCTGATATGTCTGAGAGAGATAGACAAAAAAGTTTATTGTTATTAAAACAGTATCAGAAAGAAGTAACCCAGAAAAAAGGCAAGGCTAACTTCCTTGATTTTATTAAACATGTCTACCCAGACTACAAAGTAGGAGCACATCATGCACGGCTGGCTAAGTTATTTGAGGAAATCGCTCAAGGCAAAAGAAAGAGAGTTATTGTCAATATTGCACCTCGACATGGCAAGTCGGAACTCATCAGTTACCTCGCTCCGGCTTGGTTCCTTGGTAACCATCCCGCTAAGAAGGTCATTATGGCATCTCATACGGCTGATCTCGCGGTCAATTTTGGTCGTCGAGTCCGAAATCTGGTGGGTTCAGACGCGTATAAGGACATCTTCCCTGAGATTAGCCTGCAAGCGGATAGTAAGTCGGCTTCTCGCTGGGGAACGAACAAGGATGGTGAGTATTTTGCTATTGGTGTGGGTGGCGCTTTGGCTGGTCGGGGTGCCGATCTTTTCATAATTGATGATCCTCACTCTGAACAGGACGCAAAACTAGGAAAAGCAAGTGTATTTCTCCCAGCATGGGAATGGTTCCAATCTGGACCACTTCAAAGGCTTATGCCGGGTGGAGCTATTGTTGTAGTTATGTGTATGGCCGGCGATACTAAAGTCTTAATGGCGGACGGTTCTAATAAAGAACTGCGGAGTATAAGAAGGGGTGATGAGGTCGCTACATATGAAGATGGGAAAATAGCTTCTTCATCTGTACTAAACCATAAGTCAAATGGTGTTGACACGGTATATACAGTGAAAACACAATCTGGTATAATGGTCCGTGCAAACGAGAGACACCCGCTTCTTGTTAATGTAGATGGAGAACATAAATGGATAAGACTAAAGAATCTAAAAGTGGGCATGCCTCTTGTAGTAACGAAGGATGCGGTAGACCAGCGAGGTCACAAAATAAACCAGACCTGTGCGGAGCCTGCCAAGCAAAAAGAAGCTATCACAAAAAACACCCCGACATCCCATATCACCCACAAGGGCATCATGGAAAGTGGAAAAACAAAACTTGCACTCACCCCGAATGTAAGCGGTCAGCCGCTATTAAAGGACTGTGCAAGAGCCACTATAACAAAAATAGGTGGGCGGCTGGGCACAGAACAGCATCCTATAATGCTGAGGCAAGGAGGTCAAACAGACTTAAAAGTAGATATGGCATTGACCAAGACGACTATAATAAACTACTTCAAAAACAAAACGGGGTATGCGCTATCTGTAATCAACCGCCTTCTGAACAAAACACTCGCAGCCACTGGAGTAACAAATTATGTGTTGACCACGACCACGATACAGGAAAAGTTAGAGCCCTTTTATGCAATGACTGCAACCTCGCCGCCGGATATGCAAAAAAACCCTCTACAGCAGAAGCCATTGCAAAATACCTCAGATTTCATAACGGACAAAATTGAGAGCATTACTTATGCTGGAAAAGAAGAAGTCTTTGATGTACAAATAGATAGAACAGAAAACTTTATAGCCAACGGGTTAATAAGCCATAATACACGATGGTCTAAATTAGACTTGACAGGACAGATAGTTAACCAAATGATTAAGAATGACGACGTAGATCAGTGGGAAGTAGTGGAGTTTCCTGCTATTTTAGAAGATAAAATGGGTAATGAAGTCCCGTTATGGCCTGAGTTCTGGAGTATTGAGGAGCTACAAGCCCGACGTGCAGCACTTGACATACGATATTGGAACGCTCAGTACCTACAAAACCCGGTATCTGAAGAAGGCGCACTAATCAAACGGGAATGGTGGAATATATGGGAAGAAGAAGACCCACCTGCTTGTGAATTTATTATTATGACCTTAGATGCTGCGCAAGAAGCTAATAATAGAGCCGATTACAACGCATTAACGACTTGGGGAGTCTTTTTTAACGAAGATGTTAATAACTATAATATAATATTACTGAATGCAATAAAGCAACGACTAGAATTCCCAGAGTTAAAGCAACTCTGCATCGAAGAATATCGCGATTGGGAACCGGATGCATTTATTGTTGAGAAGAAGTCCAACGGTGCTGCGCTTTACCAAGAGTTTAGAAGAATGGGTATTCCAGTGGGTGAGTTCACCCCGGGGAAAGGCCAAGACAAGGTAAGCAGGGTAAATGCAGTATCGGACTTGTTCGCTGGAGGAGTAGTATGGGCACCAGATAAACGATGGGCTCACGAAGTAATAGAAGAATGTAATGACTTTCCATCAGGAGCCAACGATGATTTGGTTGACTCGACAACACTAGCACTAGCAAGATTTAGGCAGGGTGGGTTTATTCGCTTGCCAAGTGATGAGGAAGATGATATACAGATGTTTAAAGGTCGTGGTCAAAAACGCCTTTATGCAGTATAATTACCGAATTAATTTAGGGAATAGTTATGGCAGACGTAGATAAAGGGTTATATGCAGCTCCAATGGGCTTAGAGGAAATGGCTGAAAACGAAGAGGCTATTGAGATTGAGATAGAAGACCCAGAGAGTGTGACAATCACTGCTGGTGGTACTACATTAATCATTGATCCCGATGCTATGGAAGACGAGGAGTTTAGTCAAAACTTAGCGGAAGAACTGTCTGAGCAATACATGGCAGAATTATCCTCTGACTTATTAGAAGATTTTAGTAATGATGTAAACTCAAGAAAAGACTGGCTAGAAACTTATGTTGATGGCTTAGAACTATTAGGACTTAAAATAGAAGAAAGGTCCGAACCGTGGGAAGGCGCATGTGCTGTCTATCACCCACTACTCTCCGAAGCACTTGTCAAATTCCAAGCTGAAACCATGATGGAAACCTTTCCTGCTGCAGGCCCAGTGAAGACATCTATTATTGGTAAAGAAACACCTGAGTGTTTAGAAGCTGCTGCGCGAGTACAAGAAAACATGAACTACCAGTTGATGGATATGATGCCTGAGTATCGTCCTGAACATGAAAGAATGCTATGGGGTCTTGGTTTATCAGGCAATGCATTTAAGAAAGTTTATTATGATCCAACATTAGAACGTCAAGTATCACTATTTGTCCCTGCTGAAGATATTGTGGTTCCTTATGGCGCATCTAACTTAGAAACAGCTGAGCGTATTACTCATGTCATGCGCAAGACTAAACAAGAAGTATACAAGTTACAACAGATGGGTTTTTACCGTGACATAGAACTCGGAGATCCTGACTATGATTTAGATGAAGTAGAGAAAAAGATTGCAGAGCAAATGGGCTTTGATGCTACTAATGATGATAGATTTAAAATACTAGAAATGAACGTTGACCTTGACTTAGAAGGTTTTGAGGATGAAGACGATGGAGAAAAAACCGGCATTGCATTACCTTATATTGTAACGATAGATAAAGGTACTTCTGAGATATTATCTGTTAGACGTAATTGGAATCAGTTTGATGAGCAACAAAAACGCCGTGAACATTTTGTTCATTATGGATACATCCCAGGATTTGGTTTTTATTGTTTTGGTCTGATCCATTTAATTGGGGGTTTCTCAAAATCAGGAACCATGTTACTAAGACAGTTAGTAGACGCAGGGACATTATCTAATCTTCCAGGTGGTTTTAAAGCCAGAGGCTTACGTATTAAAGGTGATGATACACCAATTGGACCAGCTGAGTGGCGTGATGTGGATGCACCATCAGGAACTATCCGTGACAATTTGATGCCATTACCATACAAAGAGCCTAGCCAAGTACTTGCAGGTTTGATGGATAAAATTATTGAAGAAGGACGACGCTTTGCTTCTGCTGCGGATATGAAAGTATCTGATATGTCAGCTAACTCTCCCGTAGGTTCTACTCTTGCTATCTTAGAGAGAACACTAAAAGTTATGTCCGCAGTCAATGCGCGTATCTATTACTCAATGAAGAAAGAGTTTGGTCTACTTAAAAATATTATTAGAGACTACACCGACCCTAATTACCGCTATGATCCGGCTACAGGCACTCCCGGCGCTAAACAAGACGACTACAATAAAGTTAACCTTATTCCAGTAGCTGATCCTAATGCTGCAACGATGGCACAGAAGGTTGTGCAGTATCAAGCTGTTATGCAAATGGCACAGCAGAACCCGGATATCTATGACTTACCTGAACTTAATCGTCAGATGCTTGAAGTGTTAGGTGTTAAAAATATTAATAAGCTTATCCCTAATAAAGAAGATGTTAAGCAGGTAGATCCAGTATCAGAAAACATGAACATTATTAATGGTAAACCGGTTAAAGCATTCCTTGACCAAGATCATGAAGCACATATGGTGGTTCACTTAGCGTTTGCTAATGATCCTAAAATTAGACAACTTGTTGGCCAAAGCCAGAAAGCAGGGATGATACAGTCAGCTATGGAAGCTCATGTTGCAGAACACATTGCCTTCCAGTACCGAATAGAAATTGAGAAACAACTCGGTGTACCGTTACCTCCAAGTGATGAAGCATTACCTGTTGATGTTGAGAATGAAGTAGCTAGGCTTACTGCTCCAGCAGCAGAGAAATTATTACAGTCTAATACTGCTGAGGCTCAACAAGAAAAAGCTCAACAGCAAGCGCAAGATCCTATCTTACAAATGCAAAAAGCTGAACTACAAATTAAACAAGAAGAAGCGAAAGTTAAAGCTCAAAAAACTATGGCTGATATAGAGCTAGACAAAGCCAAGCTTAAATTTGAAATTGATAAAGCTACTGTTAGCGCACAAAAAGATGTGATGTTAGAACAAGCTAGAATGGAAACACAGAAAGAGATTGCTGGGGCTCAAATAGGTGCTAAAGCAGAGATGGAGCAGAAACAAATAAATACTAAAGAAGTATTAGAAGGTGCAAAATTAGGCGCGGCAGCTGTTAATAAACAAAAAGATATTAACCTCCGCGAAAAAGAATCTCAGTTGCGTAATACAACTAAGGTAAAAGAAACAAAACTCAAGGACGATAACATCAACTAAACGAAAGGAACATCATGAAAGAAACGCTTATGCTTCTATCAACCCGGATAGAAGAAAGACGCAAAGAGTTATTAGAAAGTATGGGTGCAGGAACTGCTAAAGATTTTGGTGGTTACCAACACGCGTGCGGCGAAGTTCGGGGATATCTAATAATACAAAATATGATTTCAGAAGCTATTCGTACGCATGAACACGAAGAAGAAAATTTTGATAGCAGCCCAACGGACAGCGTGGTGAAAAAATGAATAACACCATCGCAACTCCAGACAAAAAAATAGTCTCCATTTCAGGAGCTCCTATTAAAACAAAAAACACATCCACTAAAGAAGGCGTTAAGCTAACTGAAGAAGAGGCTATAGCGAAAGCAGCAGCTCAACTTCCTGACGTTAAAGGCTATCGTATTTTATGTATGGTACCTGAAGCAGAAGAAGCTTATGAAAGTGGCTTAATTAAATCCGATTCTGCCAAATATATAGAGGAACATTCTACAGTTGTTTTATTTGTTATGCAGTTAGGTGATCTTTGTTATAAAGACGAAGCTCGTTTCCCTACAGGCGCTTGGTGTCAAGAAGGTGACTTCGTTATCACACGTGCTTACGCAGGGACTAGAATCAAAATTCACGGAAAAGAATTCCGCATTATAAACGACGATACCGTAGAAGCAGTGGTCGATGACCCTCGTGGCTACGAACGCGCATAGGAGAATAGCATGGCTGAAATAATTAATGAAATGCCTGATGAACTAGAAATGGAAGGTGATGAATTAGAAGTAGATTTAGACGAAGGTAAAAAAGAGACTAAAGGTACAAAGTCTACTGCTGATGTAGAGCGAGTACAACAAGCACCTAAGCAAGAAGAAATGGAGTTAGAAATTGAAGAGGAGGATGATACCCCTCCTGAAGATAGGAACAAAGAACCTTTACCAGAAAAAATAGTTAAGGAACTTGAAGAGGATAATCTAGAAGACTATTCGGACCGCGTTAAACAAAGGATGGCTCAGCTTAAAAAAGTTTATCATGATGAACGTCGTGCTAAAGAAGAAGCAGGTAGGGAAAAGGAAGAAGCCATTGCTTATGCACAAAAGGTGTATCAGCAAAACCAAAAGCTTCAGACCACATTAAGTTCAGGTGAAGAAGATTACCTTAAAACATTAATAGGCTCTGCTGAAAAAGAACTTGCTTTAGCTAAGCGCGATTATCGAGAAGCTTATGATTCTGGAGATACAGATAAAATTGTTGAGGCTCAAGCTTTAATGAACAGTGCTCAATATAAATTGTCACAAGCTAGTAACTTGAAGCCACAATATAAGGCTTCACAAACACCTCAAAATAGTGTACAGTCACCACAAGAAGTGACTCGACCTAGAGCACCCCAACCAGATGCCAAAGCTCAGGCTTGGCAGGCCAAAAACCAATGGTTTGGTAAAGACGAAGAAATGACATCTTTAGCTTTAGGAGTTCACGAAAGATTAGTCAGGAGTGGAATACAACCTACTTCTGAAGAATACTACCTTCGTATAGACGAAACGATGCAAAAACGATTCCCCGAGAACTTTGAAATTGATCTCGTGGAAACTTCGTTGGAACCGGGAAGACCCGCCCAACGCAAACCTTCGAATGTAGTTGCTCCGGCCTCGCGTAGTACCGCGCCTAGAAAAGTACGTTTGTCTAAAACACAAGTTGCTTTTGCTAAGAAGCTTAAGTTAACTCCGGAACAATATGCAAGAGAAATGATAAAATTGGAGAACGCAAATGGATAAAGTTATCAAAAGAACTGACCGAGATTTAGAAGTAAGAGAAGAAAGCCTAAAAGTAAAGAAGTGGCAACCTGCATCATTACTGCCCGAATTTAAACAGCAGCCAGGTTTTGACTATCGATGGATTAGGATTTCCTTACTTAATGAACCCGATAACATGAACGTCTCTTCAAAAATGCGTGAAGGCTGGGAACCGGTGCGGCATGCGGATCACCCAGAGATATTAATACATAGAAACCCTAACTCTCAGTACCAAGAAGGTGTTGAAATTGGTGGTTTATTACTATGTAAAGCCCCTTCCGAGTTGATGGACCAAAGACGAGCGTATGTAAATGAAAAAACACGTGCTCAAACTGAAGCAGTAGACTCATCATATTTGAATCAAAATGATCCACGTATGCCTAAGTTTGCTGAAGGTCAGGAAAATGGTCGATCGTTTGGTAAGGGAAATAAGTAAAAATAATTAGGAGAAACAATCATGGCTTCAACAGCTAGTCCTTACGGACTTAAAGCGGTAAACCATGTAGGCGGTACCCCATATGCGGGTTCTACACGCTTACTATCGATTGCTTCTGGATACGCTACAAATCTTTACAACGGTACTATCGTTCAAATTGGAACAGACGGAACAATACAACTAATGCCTAGCATTGGTTCAGCCGCTGATCCTTTTGACGCAGGTACAATTGGTGTATTTGTAGGATGTACATATTCAGATCCAGTCACAAGTGTATTAACATTTAATCAGTATTGGCCAGCAAGCACAGTAGCAGCAGATGCGAAAGCATACGTTGTTGACGATCCTGATGTAGTATTTATGGTTCAAGCTGATGCAGCAGTTGCACAAACAGGTTTAGGTGGTAATGTACCTTTAGCTGAAGTGCAATCTGGTACAACAGGATCAACAGTAAACGGTAATTCTGATATTGCAGCAGATGCTACTTATGCAGCTACTGACGGTATTGCATTACGAATTGTTGATTTTGTAGATTCACCAACTTCAACCGTGGGCGATGCGTTTACAGACTTACTCGTTAAGTTTAATCCTGTAGCACATTCATATACTAACCCTACTGGTGTAGGCGATTAATTTTAGGAGAATAAAACATGGCAATTTCAAGAGCCCAGCTCCTAAAGGAGCTATTACCAGGACTTAACGCGCTATTCGGTTTAGAGTATGCACGTTATGGCGAAGAGCATAAAGAGATTTACGAAACTGAATCTTCAGACCGTTCTTTCGAAGAAGAAACAAAACTAGCTGGCTTCGCTGCAGCACCTCTGAAATCTGAGGGAGCAGCAATTGCGTATGATAACGCACAAGAAGCTTTTACAGCACGTTACAACCACGTGACTATTGCTTTAGGATTCAGTTTAACTGAAGAAGCAGTTGAGGATAATCTATATGATTCATTGTCAGCTCGTTATACTAAAGCACTTGCACGATCAATGGCTAACACTAAGCAAGTTAGAGCGGCTAACGTTCTTAACAACGGCTTCAATGCCGGCTTTGCAGGTGGTGACGGTGTATCATTGTTTAACGCAAGCCATCCATTAGTATCAGGTGGTGTTAACAGTAATACACAAGGTGTTGCTACAGACTTGAACGAAACAGCATTGGAAAATGCAGTTATTCAAATCGCAGCATGGACCGATGAGCGTGGCTTACTAATTGCGTCTAAACCACGTAAGTTAGTTATTCCACCAGCACTTCAGTTCGTTGCAACTCGTCTATTAGATACAGAGCTTCGTGTAGCTACTGCAGATAATGACATCAACGCATTAAGAACTAATGGTGCAATTCCAGAAGGTTATACAGTAAATCACTTCTTAACAGACGGTGACGCTTATTTCCTAACAACTGACGTTCCTAACGGTATGAAGCATTTTGAAAGAACACCGCTTACTACTTCTATGGACGGAGATTTTGATACTGGCAATGTACGTTACAAAGCCCGTGAAAGATATTCATTCGGTTGGTCTGATCCATTAGGTATGTGGGGTTCAGCAGGTGCATAACTTGCTACTCTCTAGCGCTTAGTTTTCATAGTTCTGAGCGCTATCCTCCTGAAAAACCCGGCACCTCTCAGCTGGGTTTTTCTTTATCTAAAACTCATGAATATGCTTAGGGCACAAACTAAATAGATAGATATAATTCTCTTATCAGCTTCATGCTGAAATCTAACTTAAGGAGATTCTATTATGTGGACAACACCATCAGCAACAGAAATGAGATTTGGTTTCGAAGTAACCATGTACGTAATGAACAAGTAAGTGATATAATTGTTTAACGGGGAGCATTTAACGCTTTCCATTAAAACTTATTATCTATCCGGTCCGGTGGCTTGGAAACAGCCTGAGCCGTTTAAAAGAGATAATATTTTAAAAGAACCAACACTAAGGGGCTTCGGTCCCTTTTTTGTTGTATAATAATGTAAAACCGTGTACCATTAATTATCTGGGTAAAACCAGCTTATCATGACTGCCCCAGCAGACGCATACACGACAGATAAGCTTAACTTTGTATGGAGAAATTCAAATGTCTAGAACCACATTTTCAGGACCAGTCGTGTCCCAAAACGGCTTTATCACAGACCACGCAACAGCCTCATCAATTAATGCAACTGCAGTAGCAACTGCGGCACAAGTAGCCACAGGTTATATTGATTCAACATCCGCAGCAGCTACAAGTATTACATTTCCAACTGGAACTCTTTTAGGCGCTGAATTACAAGCAACTGCAGGAACAGTTTTTGAATTAGTAGTTGATAACACAGGCGGTGCATCGCTCGTAACAATGGTAGTTGGAGTTAACGCAATTATGTCAGACGCTGCTACTACTACTGCAGCCTCTTTCGGTGATTTAACTATTGCCTTCGGCGTTACAGGTATGGCTCGGTATACTTTATTATTTAGTAGCGCTACTGCTTATACAATAACCCGTACTGCTTAATAGGAGAACGATATGCAAGGAGATATTTGGGCAGTAAACCCCTCCGTAAGTGCTACGTTCTATAGAGCGGCTGATTCTATTGCAGGTGCTGGTGCTATTACACTGTTAACAACAGACGCGGGTCCTAACGGCGTTGGATATAAGATACTTATTACTTCCGCCGGTGATGATACAGGAATTACTTTCACTGTCACAGGCACAAAAGTGGGCAACTTAACAAGTCATGTACCCGCAGTTGAAGTTATTACTGGCGCAAACGCAACGACTGCTGCCTCTACAAACTATTGGGCATCAGACATTAGTATAGTAGCTAGTGGCGCATCAGCAGGGGATGTTAGTATAGGCACTACAGGCGATGTAGCGCTACCTAGAACCCGCATTAAGGCCTTCTATGTATTATGTAGTGCGTCTGCGGGAAGTTTAAAAGTTAATATAAATGGTCTTACCACCGGTAATAATACCGTCTTTGATGTATCAACTCCTGCGGGAGCTACATTAGTTCAAGACTTACTATTAGCTGGTAATGGTATTTTAACTGCTAGACAAAACAATGACTATGCAGTTGTAGTACCAACTAATCTTACAGACTACACATTGTTCTGCGGATAAGTTATGGAACCTGAGCCCTCCAAGTCAATGCAACAACGTTTAGAAGAATTGAAGCGTTGGTTTGAAGCTCAACAGGACTGTGTATAGTGGCAGACGCGAAAAAAAGAGGAATGGGGATTAAAACTTCGGTTAAGTCTGGTAATTTTAGAAAGACTAAATCCGGCGCGGGTATGACAACGAAAGGAGTAAAAGCCTATCGTAAAGCTAATCCGGGCAGCAAGTTAAAAACCGCCGTAACAGGAAAAGTCAAAGCTGGCTCTAAAGATGCAAAGCGACGCAAGTCATTTTGTGCAAGAAGTGCAGGGCAAATGAAAGACTTTCCTAAAGCAGCTAAAGACCCTAATTCAAGATTAAGACAAGCACGTAAACGATGGAAATGTTAAAAATGGATGAATCGACAAAACAATTATTAGACGCCACGTCTATCTTTACCGCTATAGGATCACTGCTTTCGTGGTTACCTCATATAGCTTCACTTTTCACTATTGTATGGCTTGGTATTCGCATATGGGAAACTCCTACTGTGCAAAAGATAGTAGAGAAAAGACGGGTAGCAAAAACTAAAAAGGCAATTAACGATGCCCGCAAAAAGTAAGAAGCAAAAAAAGTTTATGCAAGCGGTGGCTAATAACCCAGAGTTTGCTAAAAAGGTAGGGGTTAAACAAACAGTAGGAAAAGAATTCACTAAGGAGAAAGACATGAAGAAAGTTAAGAAAATGATGGGCGGTGGTATGACAGCTCCGGGTATGGCAGGAATGGCTGGTGCTCAAGCAATGGACCCCAGAATGAAAATGGCAATGGAAGCTCAAAGACAACAAGCGGCTATGGGTGGCATGAAAGAAGGGGGTAAGGTTAAAAAAGGTAAAAGTACGGATAAAAGTACTGTGTTATTTAATAAAGTTAAAAATGAAGTTAAAAAATCAACAGGGCCTGAGAAAAATATAAGTGCAATGACATCAGCGAGAATGGGTGCGAAAAATAAAATGAAAAAAGATTTTGTTTCAGGTTATGGAAGAGTTTATGACATGGAAGAAAAAAGAAAAAATGAATACAAAACGGGCTCTAAAAATGTTAAACCTAAAGCTATGAAAAAAGGTGGAGCAGTTAAAGGTTCCGCATCTAAACGAGCTGATGGTATTATAACTCAGGGCCACACACGTGGTCGCATGGTCTAAGGAGAACTAGAATGTCAAAAGCATCAGAAATATTAAAAAGAATTAAGGACGCTAAGAACTACGTAAAGAAAAAAGCAAAAAGTTTTGGGGACGGTGCTCCTAAGAAAAAAACTAAGCCTAAAGCTAAATCAAATGGGATGAACGCGGAACAGAAGAAAGCGTTAAAAGAAACCCAAGCTCGTAATAATTTAAATAAGCCTAAAGCTAAGCCTAAAGCTAAGCCTAAAGCTAAGCCTTCAGCACAAAATAAAGCTACTAATACTAACAAAGCTAACACCGGCGGTTCTAACGCTCCAATGAAAGATAAAGGTAAAGCTAAAGTTCAGCCTAGACAACTTGATTTTAATAAGGCTAAAAAATCTGTTGTAGGTATTGCAGGTGCAGGTGCAGGTGCAGGGTATTTAGCAGGTAGAAATAGTGGTAGTAAGTCAGCTCCTACTAAATCAGCTTCTACTAAAGGTAATGGTGGATCACAAAGAACAGCTCCTAAGTATGTAGAGCCTAAAGGTGGTAACATTGCTTCTAGAACTGACAACTCAGACGGGTCTAAAGTAGGACCTAACATGAGCCAAGTTAATAAACCTAATGCTAATAAACCTGATGCTAATAAACCAGAAAGGCGTAAAGGACCTAGTGGACCTACTATGACTTCTATGGGTAGACCAAGTACCGGACCTAAACCTACAAACAAAGATGAGAAAGTTGATCTTAAGAAACGTGGACCTAGTAGACCAAGCATGACCGGGTTTAGGCATGGTGGAGCTGTTGGTGCCACTAAGATGGGTAAGGTTAGAACTGCAAAACCTCGCAACATTAATGGTATTGCTAAACGAGGCTTAACTAGAGCGAAGCATAGATAATGAGAGCCTCTCGTGGCATGGGAATAATTAACCCTAAAAAAATGAAAGCTGGAGGCCAAGTTAAAGCCAAAGTTAACAAAGTCGTAAAGGGCTTAAAAAAAGCTTCTAAGACACATGCTAAACAAGCGAAGACTCTTGAGTCACTTAAGTTAAAAAAAGGTGGTGCTGTAAAAGACGCATGCTATAAAAAGGTAAAGGCGAGTTATAAAGTCTTTCCTAGTGCGTATGCTTCCGGTGCCATTGCTAAGTGTAGAAAGAAAGGTAAATAATGGCAGTCAGAAAAACAGCTAAAGGTGCTGCATTAAAACGATGGTTTAAAGAAGACTGGAAAGACGTAAAGACTGGCAAAGCTTGTGGTAGGAAAAAAGGTGACGGAAGAGCAACTCCGTATTGCCGACCTACTAAAAAAGTATCTAGTAAAACTCCAAAGACATCTGGAGAAATGACAGCAGCTGAGAAGAAGTCAAGGATAGCACAGAAGAAAAGACTCGGTCAGCCAGCAGGGAAGCCGCGTAGAGTAGCTTCACTTAGAAAGAAAAAGACAACTAGGAAAACATAATGGCTACAACAGATACACATAATTTTAATCTAGATTTAAACTTGCTTGTTGAAGAGGCATTTGAACGATGCGGATCAGAGCTAAGAACAGGATATGATTTAAGGACAGCTACACGTAGCTTGAACTTATTAACTATTGAATGGGCTAATCGGGGAATCAACTTATGGACTGTGGAGCAAGGAGAGATACCACTAGTTGCCGGAACTGCCACTTACAATTTGCCCGCGACTACCATCGACCTCATGAGCCAAGTCATAAGAACTGGGTCTGGAACAACTCAGTCAGATATAGCTATCTCGAGGGTGTCAAATCCTACCTACGCGTCCATACCGAGTAAGAATGACACGGGCAGACCAATACAAGTCTATATAAATAGACAAGCAGAGATTCCTACAGTCACTATGTGGCCTATTCCTGATACTACTCAGCCTTATACTTTTGTATACTGGATGCTGAAAAGAATAGATGATGCAGGTACCGGGGTTAACACACAACACATACCCTTTAGGTTCTTACCTTGCTTGGTTGCAGGACTAGCTTATTACCTAGCAATAAAGATTCCAGAAGCTGGGGATAGAGTGCAGTTTTTAAAACAAGAATATGAAGA